AATGTGGTCGACAACGGTGACGACTGTGTCGTTATCGTATCACGCCCGGCGCTCAGCCGAGTCGAGGCCAGTATCCAGGCTGGGACATTGACAGACGTCACAGTCTGGTTCCGCCAAATGGGCTTCACACTGAAGATCGAGGGCATTGTCACCAAATTTGAGCACATTGAGTTCTGTCAGACCCAGCCTTGCTTTATTGACGGCCGGTGGATCATGGTCCGCCGCCTCGACGCACTCAGCAAGGATTGTTACAGTCTCCAACCGATGCAAGTCATTCCACAATGGATGGGCCAAGTACGCCGGAGCGGCATTGCCACCTATGGCAGTGTGCCAATTTTCTCCGAGTTTTACAAATGTTTGCCCGCCAACGACAAGGCTGACCGCAAGCTAATCTACGGTACAGGTATGTACTATCTGTCACACAACATGACATCAAATGGGGTCGTTACAGACAAAAATCGTGTTGCTTTCTATGAGACATTCGGCGTGTCGCCACGGGAGCAGATGGCCATCGAGCAACACTACCGCGACCTTCAGTACACCCACGATCCAGACCCTCACTCACCGGGCGGACTATTGCCGCTCCCAATAATATAGATCCACAGTTTGATTTATTTTCGCCCGGGAGCCACACCCATTATCAAGTGGCATATATACACACACACACACAATATCTACGGCTGCCATGAAGACCATGCAGAAGAAGAAAGGCTCTCCAGCCAACTCCGCCGCGACACCATCGCAGGCACAACTCAACACGCTGAGTCAGAAAATGGATGCAGTCCTGAAGAAGATTCCAAAGGGGACATTCAGGGCAACCGGAGGCATGCTCGGTGGCATGGTCGCTGGACCCGGAGGACGCATGGCAGGACGCGCAATAGGTAGCGGCCTGTCCACGATCACCGGTTACGGTGATTACGCCATCGGCCCCGGCATCGCGTCGAGCCATTCTGACCCGGGCGTGCCCCAATTCACACGTCACGGCAACGGCATTCATGTCTCGCATCGTGAGTATGTCGGACAGGTCACACTGCCCGCCAGTTCAAACTTCGATGCCACGCACTACATCCTCAACCCCGGCAATGCAACCCTGTTTCCATGGTTGGCAAACCTCGCCCGTAACTTTCAAGAGTATAAGTTTAAGGGGCTTGTGTTCTCCTTCCAGACCCGAACCAGTGAGTATGCAGCCGACAATGCCATGGGCACTGTCATGATGGCGACGAACTACAACGTTCAGGAGCGGCCGTTTTCCAACGCAACCAACCTCCTCAACACCCAGTTTGCAGTTTCCTCCAAGCCATCTGTGTCATTCATGCATGC